AGATACATAGGAGCAATAGGAGCAGAGGGAGTACCATCGGCCTTACGGAAAGGAATCTGTGGAGCCTTCTCAATCACACCATCCTTGCTGTCGTAGTTGGGAGAATAAAAGATTAACTCGTCATTGATAAGGTCATACAGTTCGTAGATCTCAACATACTGAAGAAGACTATCTTCGATGTCCTCAATCTTACCACCATTAGATAAGAGATAAGATCTGTCAGACGAATCAAGAACCTGATTGAACTCGTTAAGATAGTCATGCTTGATGGATGCCTTGAACCTTTTGTTACCAAAACGTTCCTTGGCTTGCTTGGCTGGAAGATAGTATCGATGCCCACAGAAGCGCATCGACTCCCAGTTGTTAGCATCCATATCAATTATAACATCCCAAGGATGCACCGCTTTGATGTCGATGCTATCCATTGCCAGTTCCTTTTCCATCAAACCAAGTTTAAAGAACGAGCAAGGATAGATAAGAGCATACCGCAATCCAGTCTCAAGCATCTCTGCTTTCTCATACAGGAAACGGTTAAGCACCATCTCTACTGTATCGGGCTCCCCAATGCCCTGTGGATCCCCCCCCACCGCTACGGCTGGAGCCTTGGCAAATAGAGAAGCAATAAAACTTTCTACAAACCCATAGGCGTCAGCAGTCTCAACAGTGACCACTCCACCCTTTGCTGTCTTCTGCTCACGAAACATCTCAGAGCGATAGGCTCTGGTGTATGCTTCCATAGCGTGCTTGCGCTGATCCCAATAGTTCCGGTGCGCTATGATAATCTGTGATATGTCTGAGGCTTTCATTATCTAAATCTCCTAGATGATTTTAATGGATGTGCGGTCGTAATAGGTTTGTGCTTAGCGGGACGCTTCTTAAGTACCATTCTGTCCCAATCACTCTTCGGTGTCTGTACACTTTGTAAACCACGTAGTGCCAGAGCATAAGCAATACACCGATCATCGTGGTAGTTGTTTCCATCAGGGTGGTGTGGTGCCCTACCCTTGTCATCAATCACGAGGTTTCTCATCTCGCTGAATGTAATGGAATCTATGTTCTCTATAATTCTTTCTTGTATCGAAGACTTAAACATATCATAAAGTTTAATCTTACTCTTCTGCGTGGTAGTAAACGGAGAGTAGTTAGAGAAACCAAACCCATCAAAGATTTCTTTAACTGCTGCCCCGTGGTTGTTAAGTTCAAAAGTCACTGGTGCCCTGTAGGCTCTAGCGATTTGGATAACCTCTTCGCTGAATGCCTTAATAGATAATTGATTGGAACTGATGATTGCTACTGGGCTATACGAAATCTTGTCTAGAACGTAAGCAACCGAGAAATCTCTTCCGACACCGGATGCAGGATCAAAACCCACACTGTAACGATTCCGATCATTATAGGGTTGAAGAACAACCCGTAGTTTATTTTGTACATTAATAACTTCCAAAGGATCCAGATCTTCATGACTAAAGAAGTTCTGATCATCAAGACTATATGCCTCTTCCAAGGTTGCCGGGTACTCTCGGCGGAAGAGACTTTCTGATTTGATTTCTTCAAGTTTACACCGTCGCCAATAGATCTGCTCATCAGTAAGATTGTACAGATTCTGTAGCGTTTCTTCATTAGAATAAAATGTCAACCCGCCTTTTGGTAGTTCCTTCCTGTAATCTGGAAAGGTAAACCAAGGCATCATGATCACTTCCCATGAATCATTATACTGTGCGTCCATTGCAATCTGGTGTAGAGCATCACCCCAGTAGTTAGGGGTACTTTCTATTACAACGTTGGCATCATTAGCAGATGCCAGCAAGGATGCTAATACTTCATCAGCCTTATCATAGAAGGCGAACTCTGATAGATGCGCACCGTTAAATGTATACCCTCTGTCCGTAGCGTCTGACTGTGCCGAGAAGGCACCTAGAGAGGCTCCTGTGGCTTCGAAGGTTATCTCATCCCTCTTAATAGTAGAAGCCCGTCTAAGGGGCTTAGGAAGCGTATTAAGAAATCTCTTGTCTATGTCAAGCAACTCTGTAGCAGAACGCAACTTGTTAGACATAACAGCAAACTTTAAAGGATCTGATGCACAGTAAGCCCGCCAAAAGAAGTAGGACCTACAAAGGGTAGACGAACCAAGTTGCCGTGCCTTAACAACAGCAACCCTTTTGTTATTTTCTAATGCCTCAAGCAATCTAACTTGCTCTGGATTGATAACGTGGCCAAAGGTTTTCAACTTCGCGTTCTTATCTTTAATCTTAAGACGCGGGATGAACTCATGTGGGTCTAGTATAATGTCACTTAGGTTCGACATTGGGGTCCTTCTTCTTTACAGAGACCAGCCACTCATCGACTGGAGAAGAACCATCCTCACCTACCACCGTTAGACCACGATATAAAACAAGTAGTGAGATTAGGTCTTGAGGCTTGAACCCTTTAAAGTCATCCTCGGCAAACTTAGATGTGACATCGTATATCAAACATCTAACTGCTTCTGCTATATCACCACTTTCAAGAGCCTTGAGGCCCTTTGTTATTTTCTTTCTTCGTGCCATTGTTCCATCCGGTGTTATTCTTTTTCCATAAAGGTATTCTAGGAAATCTCTATGGGAGAAGGCTAATCTTCTGGTTCGCTATTAATAGGAAGATTTGTCAATACTTCCTCAAGAGAAGGGGGGGAACACCTGTTCATTAACCTTTGTAGGTAGCGTTCGATGTTCCCCCCTGTGACTGCCCTGCGTGCGACACGTTCGAGGTTTCTTCTCTCTTTGTTTTTCTTATGATACTTCTTATGATCTTTATTGTAAGTGCTCAACCTTAATGTTTCCTCGCAACTTCTTTAGTGCCTTTGCATAGCACTTGCGAACAGATTCATGTGAGCAGTTCTCTAAGCCTGCAACGTAGCGAAGGGAAGCATCGTCCTCTGCAATCGCTAAGAATACTCTCATCTCTTTCTCTGTAAGCAAACCTTCTATCTCATCCAAGAGATTATTATATCTTTTATGACTGTCTTCTCTTTCAATGTATGTGGCTTCGGGACTAGGGAAAGAGTTAAGCCAACTGTCATTAGCAGAGATATACCTAACATAATCATACATCTCTAAGTTTACAACTTCTTGATATGTCTCGGCCTGCTCTAGTTTATCTGAATATGTTTGCCTCACAGGTCTCATAGTCTTGCTACCGTACTTTCTTTTGCTCATCATATGGTCTCCTATATGTAGATTTCTAATATCTACACAATAAGTAGTATACAATAAACTGAACGGTAATTCAAGTTGACATTTATTATTCGGGTATGTTAGGGTAAAACTCCTCTAAGTGTCCAATCACTCGCCCTCTGTAATCCACTCTCTCATCCTCCGCCGGTGACTGAACGCGGATTATGTAGTCTGCGATACGCCCCCGCGCTCCGGGACTAACGATGTCAAGGTCAGCCTGCGGTGCGAAGTTTCTTCTGTAAAACAAATACATTGCATTGACAGCACCTTGGAAAGCAGGATCGGGGTCAGTATTAAGTCTGTAGGTTATTTCATCAGTAAGACTGTTTCGCCCTTCATCTGTCTGGAGATCGCCCATATTTAAACCACGGTCTATAAAGAATGCTTGTAGTACCGCTGAGTCATCTGGATTCCTACTCATATAATCTAAAGCGTCTCCGATTGATCGTCCTTCTGTCTGTGTAGCACCGACGGCACCGAAGAGCGGATCTCTAGGTGTATAGGGCGTGAACAGTCCCAGCGCCTCTAGACGCCTTCTTAACTCTCTTTTACCTTCCGGTGTGGTAGCATCTAAACCCCGCGCTGCATCTCTTAGATCTTGTATGAGCGGCTCGGATATTCTAGGAGCAGTTCTGGGCATAGCATCAAACTCGTCATCTGAAAGATTAGGTGATCTAGGATCCAAGCCAGCCGCACCTTGGCGTAGCATTATGCCCGGATCTTCCTCCCGACCTAAGTAAGATGCTTGCTCACCTACCATCTGAAGTTCAGCAATTAATCTAGACTTCTCTGGATCTAGTCTGGGGATGTGTGCAGCAAACATTGCTGTATGATCAGCCACTTGTCTAAACAAGGGAATCTCTGGGT